TAAATTAAAAACGAAAGGTTCCGCGATGTTGAAGTAGAATCATTTTGAGTTGCACTAAAATAGTATGTAGCGGAACCGAATTTTGACGGTGATAAAAAAACCATCTGAGCCCCGGTTGTTCCACCAACAAGTGACAGAACTCCCGCTCCCCCATAGGTAATTGTGCAACCAGTACCATAGAATTTTGTCCACCGCCCTGACTCTTCTAAGTCAAACGATGTATTGAGATAAAAACCAGTTTCTGTTGCCGGGATGTTGGTTCTCGCTATCAGTAGGTTCGACCTAATGACAACACTCCAGAGTTGGAACTCCTTTGCGACGTTCTCTGCGGTGTACCCGACAATCCCGGTGAAGCCGTGGTTATAGGTTGAGTCGAAGATTGTGACTTGAGGTGAGGTCGGTTTCGTTGCCTCGTAGACATACCCGTAGTACACTCCACGGTCAGCATCCCAGTCTGTTTCGATGTAACAGTAATCTCCGTCGGCGAGTCCTGCAACTTCAATCGTCGTGTCTGTCACAGCGACATCTTTCACTGTGCAGATGTGCCACGTCGCATCTGCCTGTCGGATGACTCCAAGACCGTACCCAAGCAGAAGGTCTCCTGTAGCGCACATCTTGATATTGACGTAGTCTCCTGCAACACACGCCGCAGGGAGTTTGATTTTCTTGAGCCGATTGCCTTTCCCAAACTTATAATATTTGAGTCGTTCCCTGACGTAGTTTCCTGCTACGTTTCCAGTTGTGAGATTAACGTGGTCGGTTGAGAACGCAACGGTTCCGGTAACCTGTTGATACCGTGCAGATGAGTCTGATGCGAATGAGTCTGTGTATGCGATACCGGGAGCGTAGGTGATTTCATTGACAGTGACAACGAGTGTAATCCCCGCATCTGCGGTGTCAAGAACTCCGATACTTGGAGTGGTTGGTGCGGCTCCGGCTGTTGCGGCTCCGACTGCTACCCCATTCCAGTACATCTGCCAGTTCGTGCCGTCGTAAGTGACAGAGGCTCGTCCATCTGTCGAGTCTGCAAGAGTAACAGTAGTGTTCGTCTCTGCAATACAAGCCGCTCCGTTTACAAGGAGTTGTAACCAGATTGCATCTGCGGCTTTCCTCTTAATCGCAAGGATGGTGTTCGTACCGCAGAAAAGTTGTATGTGCTGGACTGTTGCGGCGTATGAAGTACCGAACTGTGCAACAATGTCCCACTTCCCGGTTGAGGCTCCCGTTGACGGAAGGGCTTTGATAATTTTATCGTCATACGCCATCGTGAGGACGCCGGATGCGATTGTTGGAGTCCCGGTCTTGGTGTACGCGGCTATCGTGTTGTTCGAGAAGTCGTCCTTGAAGAAGAACCGTTCATACCCTCCATTGTCTTTCGAGAGGACGGTTGTTGGTGAGCTGAGTGAGCCGAAGCAGAGTGCAGTATGCAGGACTTCGGTGTGGATATTCGGCTCAGGGTCGAAGACAAGAACCTGAGCCGCCTGGGCGTACCCGATGCGCCTTACAAGGATTGTCGCAGACGTTCCGAGGGTCTGCGTGACCGAGCCAGCGGTCGCGGCAGAGACGTAGACGTCGGTTCCTGCGGTGAAGGCCGTGAAGTCGTCGTCGCGGTAAATCCCATAGAGGAGTACGGTGAACTGAGTGTCCGCCCCTCCTGCGGCAGAGACGGCAAGACCGAGCATCCCGGTGAGCGTCGACGTGTAATCGGCTTTCGCTTTGTACCACTTGTTGTCGGACTGCTTGAGGTACACGACCTGCATGACGGTTATGGCCTCACCAGATTTCCCGTCGGTGTATGTACCATAGTAGTCGTGGTCACTCATCGGAGTGCCGTAGTACAGGCCGTTTGACTGGAACGGCTTGACGTACTTGACAAGAGAATTATAGTCGGCGCTCAGGACTGTGTTTCCTGCCGCCTTTGCTGGAGCGTCCCAAGCACTTGCCACTCATCTCACCTCAGGCGGGAGCTATCGTGAGCTGATAGGTGTACTCGACTGTGTTATTGAGGTTGTCACGGACGGGGGAAAGGACAAGACGGTTGAGCATTGAGCCACCAACTGCGAGCTGGTCAAACAGGGCGAGCTCTGCTACGGCAACCATCCCGGTACTCGCCGCGAATGTGGCAACGACCTGATAGACCTTGTTCCCGTTCGACCCCTCTGCCTGAACAGACTGGGTGCCAGAGACACGGACATAGACCCCGACCCCGGTATATTCTGCGACAAGTGCGGTCTGCCCGTGTGCGGCTGCAGTCGCTCCAGAACCGAGAGCCATGTACTTGAAGGCTCCAGCTGCTTTCGGTGTGGAGTTCGCCAGCCAAGCTGCAATCGCAACGGCTCCTATGTCCACCACCATGTTCTCATCAATCTGTTCGGTGCCCGGTATCGGCTCCAGCGTGACAGGGTCGAGATACCGTGAGATGACCCGTCCACTCATCTTCAGTCCAGAATCCTTATAAAGTGCTTGCATATTACAGCCTCTCATAGATGTTGAAGGTGTCAATCTCACCAGGAATGGTTGTGCCATCTGGCCACACTGCGGTCGGCTGAACGAGGTATGTCCCAACGATAAAGGCTGTCGTTGTTGCATATCTCAGGGTGCCAAGAGTCTCCGACACGACAGTTGGCGTAACAGTGATTGAAGTGCCATCAGGCTTCGTTATTTTAAGAGTCACCGAGGAATAACCTGAAAGATTGAAGTTGCAGGTGATGTTGAGGGTTATGCCAAGGGCGTCCCTGTAAACCAGTACCATTTGTCATTCTCTCTATGAGTGAATATATTTAAATATTCCCCACCAGAATTTTAGTCATGGTTGATGTTCCCTGCATTTTTGACTCTGGAGTGTTCGACACCGATGGGGCTGATACCTTCGTCTTTGGCGACGGGTACAAGTCTTACACTCACACAGATTCGGTGGCGATGTCAGACACGAAGACCACAAGAATGAGTACCAATCCACTCGCTGATAGCTTGAGCATGAGTGATGCACTGTCAAGGTCGACTCTCTATACGACCGTGACAGACTCAGTCTCATTCTCAGAGGCAATATCTGCGACGCTCTTCACAGGAGTACTCCCCGACACCTGTGAGTTCGATGAAGACGTGTACTCTCACTGTGTAATCGGGTTTGACCTGTTCTGCAAGATGACAAGCTCGATTGACCTTGAGTGCGACATCGGCGGTTAGACGTTGCTCTCAACGTCAAGCCCCGCTTTTTCTGCGAACCGTGCCGCACAGGTGAGGAACGCCATCTCTTTCTTGCCGTGACACCCCTGCATCATTGACCTGACAAACGCTCTGGTCGCACTGTTCTGGAGCACCTGCCCTTTCACCGCACCAGTCGCAAGCAGGGCGATGACGACACCGACTCCCTTGCCAGTGATTTTGACGGTCTTCTTCCCGCCTTTAATCTCTGGAGGTTCTGGAGCTTCCTCAAGCTCCCCGCCGTCACCCTCTTGTTCGGCAGGTGCCTTCCATCCGCTGTGCTTCTTTTTGTGCTGCTGCTGCGGCTCTCCCGAGCCAGACTCGTTTTTTGTGCCACCCCTCTGCCGCTCGGTTGTGATATAATAGAAGCCGTGCCGTGCGCCTCTATGAACGGTTCTTCCTCTTGGAGCCTCCGATGGATGGGCGATGTATACCTTCGCCTTTGTTATGGCCTGGGCGTCCACGTAGGTCTCGTACGGCAACCATCTTTCCTGTCCGTCCCGGCCTTCCACGAGCCGAAAACTTGTATCACCAGCTTTCTTGAACTGCTTCTCCTCGTCCTCACCGAATCGCTGTTCGGCCTCTTCATTGCCCTGATTGCCGTCTGAGAAGTTGGTCTCGACATAGGTGCCCGAGCCGTCATATCTGCCCTTGTCGGGATTGCCGTCCTCGCCGTCAGCCCCACCAGTCATTTCGTCGAGCTCTCCAGTACCGGCCATGCCCATGTTGGCGACCATCTGGTCGAGCGACTCAATATCGAGAGTCTTGACATCATCGCCGAGACCGGCCAGCTTTGCGGCGACGCTGAAGGGGAGACCCATGCTGACGTAGGTATTTGTCGTCACCGCTTTGATAGAGGCCGTGTTTGCGACCTTCTGCTCGTCGTCAAGGTCGATGTCTCGGATGAACTGGAACCTCCAGCCCTTCCGATAGTACTTCATGTACGGGAGGACTTCGCGGTTTATCTTGTCCTCGAAGTACTTCATCAGGGGGTAGAGCATCTTCGACTTCGTAATGTTCCGCTTAACGTAGGCCGTGGCTCGGTTCTCACTCTCACCGACGAACTCTGTCGGGCTGAAACCCCACATAGCCCACACCAGCTGAGCGACGAACTTCTGGCCTTCGAGCCATTCCATCTCGTGCAGAGTCCCTGCGAGAGTTGAGACCTTCTCACCTGCGACCGTGTGGAGCATGGTGCCGAACCTGTTCGACCCCTGATTGCCCTTCTGCACTTCCCTGATACGCTGGAGAAGCTGCTTCTCGTTCCTGATTTCGGGGTGCTCCCATACGAGTGAAGGGACGACCCCATTCTCAAAGGTCTTCCCTGCTGCCCGTGTCGAGTCAATGAGGTACTGGAGCTGATACTTGAGGTACTTGAGATAGTCGACCCCGTAGATACCATCCGTCCTGGGGTACATCATAAAGTAGCAGATTTCCTCTGGCTTGAACGGGATATAGACCCCGGTGCGGCTCCTCTGCCAGTACCGCTCGACATACCCGTGCGACCAGTACCCCTGATAGGTCGGCTCCATGTGCTTCGCATACGAGCCCCTGATGACGTTCCCCATGACTGGCACGTTCACTATGAGGGCGACGCGGTCAATCTCCTTCCAGAACTCCGTACCGTAATAGCTCTTGAGCTCAGAGATGTATCCCGACCGCTTGAAGGACTTGACCCACACTCCCGCATCGTACCGGGTCAGGTCACGCATGCAGGGCTTGATGAGCTCTCCCCAACCATCCTGCGGGTTCGGTGCAGCGAAGAACTCCTCGGCGTCCTCCACCCGGTCACCGTGCTTATCCATGACCTGATAAGTGGCAGACCCCATGTAGTCCATCATGGTCTTCTCACACATGGCGTAGTACGCGTTCCTTGACCACTTATCGTTGTCCGCCCGTGTGAAGTCGTCACGGTAGACACCGAGCGTGTTATAGAAGTTCGAGACCGTGTGGATTGCCCGCCGTATCGTGTCAGAGTCGGTTACATCAACAGCGTGCTGGTTGGCGATGTACACGTCCTCCATGTCGTAGTAAGAAACGATGTTCCTTGACCCCTTGGCCAGAGTTTCGAGTACGTCCTCGGCTTTCTGGAGCAGCTCGCGGTCTGCCAGATTCATCGAGTACATGACGTCACCGTCACGGATTTCGTCGGCGGCGCGTCTGGCTTTTGCGAATCGAGTGGATGAAAAGAGTTCACTCTCTTTAATGGCTTTACGGAAGTCGGTGAGAAGACCCATGGTAAAAAGATGTGGTGGGGACTATATTAATCTTCGTCCCAGTCGGCGAGCTGGAGGTCTTCGCCATCATAGAAGGACTCAAGGGCAGACTTGTGCTCGACGCCCTCCTTATCGAAGTTGGAATTTCTTCCATCCGATGCAATGGCTCCAACGACTTTAGCAACTCCCTGCTCCAGACCCCATGCACACAGGGCTGTTGAGATGACAATATCGTCATGTCTCCCTTCTGGTGCATGGAACTTCATGTTCCCTCCCTCAGTGATTTCGTAGGCGAACTGCTCGAACTCCCTGACCAGCTTCGGGTCGTTCTGGAGTCGTATGTTCCCTGCGTCAATCATCAGCATGAGGTTGGTGATGAGCTGAGGCTTGGAGAGCTGGGTGAACTTGACTGGCTTGACAGGCAGGCCAGCGCGCTGCAGGTCTTCCGCGATGACGTCCCCTCCAGCGGTAGCGTCGATGATGATGGTGCAGTCGTTATACTCGTGGCACACCTGCTCGATGCGCTTCCTCTGGTAGTCCCAGTCCAGCTGGTTGAACCTGTCCTTGAGGAAGATTTCATTGGTGTCCAGGTCGGCTATCGTGATAACCGTCCAGTCCTGATACTTCGCAAGGTCAAGACCCATGACGTACTGCTTGTCGGAGATGGGCGGCAAGGTGAAGTCACCGAGGACATTGAAGAAGTTCCTGAAGACCTCACCACCAGAGTCGATGAACTCTGCCATAATCTCCTGCTTGTAAATCAGCTCGGGCATGTTGCGCGCGAGTCGGTCAATCTCGGCGGGGTCAAGGTGGGGATTGTCATACGATGAGAAGTGGAACGACTTGAAGTCGGGGTCTTCGTCTTCCATGTGGTACAAGTCCCAAAACCAGTTCTTGCCTTTCGGTGTGGAAATGACGTAGGCCCACCCGTGCTTATCCATCAGGGCGGGTTCGACCGCTTCCCACACTTCCTTTTTGCACCGTGCAGCCTCATCAATGACGACGCCGTCAAGCCCCTCACCGACCAGCGAGTCGGGGTTGTCACCAGACATCGCATGGATGGTCGTGCCATTGACGAGTTCCAGCTCGTAGTCGCCCTCCCTCACCCCCTGGACATACTGCGGAGGGATGAACTTCCGAATCTTCTTCCATAACTTCTTGATGAGCTTATACGTCGGAGCGATGAGGTAAATCTCGCCATCCTTGAGAGGGAGTGCCTTCGCGCTGACAATGCGGGAGACGCCCTCGGTCTTCCCGAACCTCCGGCCTGCGGTGATGACTTTGAACCGATGCGGGTCTCTGTAGATGGTTTCCTGCCCCGGATGCAGGTTCATCTTGAGTCGGACGACCATTCAGACCTTACTCCTCTTGAGGTTGGTCATTGACTCAATCCGCTGGAGAATGAGCTCAACATAGACCTCATCAATTATATAGCTCATCGTCGAAGTAGTACTGTGGATTTGAAAAGAAGAACGAGACACACCTGCATTGTTTGTGGGAAACTCTTTGAAGCCGTTAATTCTCGCAAAAATGCCAGATATTGCTCTCGAAACTGTTGGTCTCATAGAAACCCACCTAAGACAGACATTTGTAAAACTTGTGGTAAATCCTATTCCAGTCGTAACCATAATTCCAAGTTCTGTTCCAGGGCGTGTTGGTATAAATTTTTTTCTAATCATTGCAGTGGAAAAAAAGCCCCAGCTTGGAAAGGTGGAGCAAGCATTAATAGGGATAGGTCTCGTCTGAGAAATGAACTTAAGTCTTGGAGAAGAGCAGTTTTTCAGAGGGATAACTACACATGTCAGAAGTGCGGATATACAGGAAACTTTCTTCAGGCACACCATGTAAAACCATTTTCCGAATTTCCAGAACTTCGCTTTGACGTTAATAATGGCATAACTGTCTGTCAGAAATGCCACGAGATTATACATGGGAGAGCCATTAATACCCCATCTAAGTTTCCAAAAATCTGTATTCGGTGTGGTGCAAGGACGAAAGGAAAATCTTTTTACTGTCATTCCTGTGCAGCTCATAATAGTTGGATTCGCCGTCGTATGACATCACCTTAGACTTTATCTCTCTTTTTACCCACCATAGATTCGACTCTCTGTAAGATTAGCTCACAGTACACTGGGTCTATTTCCATCGTGTAACTGAGGCGGCCGGTGTTTTCGCAGACCACTGCTGTAGTCCCTGACCCGCCAAATCCATCGTATACCGCGTCACCAATATCTGTGTAGGCCATGATAATGTCCTTCCACAATGGTACTGGCTTTGGACAGCTATGCTTGTCACGGAGCCCGTCGAATCGGTCGGTATGGTAGTCAAAATAATCGGTAGGTAGGAATTTTCCCTTCGGCTTTTCTCCGAGCATGAGGATGGGTTCAAGCAGCATCACCTTCGTCCAGATACCATTTGTGTTCGAGTACCCCTTGTTCCAGTAGGTCGAGTCCTCGATGTCGAACTGGCGATAGTAGTACTTCTCGTTCTTCTTGCCGACCGTGACAATGACTGCAGGAGAGACTGAAAGGGCGAGTGTGACAAACGCCTTGACGAACGCGGAATACTCATCGGGCGTCAGGTTGTCCTTGTAACTGTTATAGGGGTAGTTCACGTTATACGGGGGGTCGGTCAGGGTGAGCGCAACCTCATCATCGGCTATGAGGGTCTCGACATCTTCCTCACTGGTGGCACTGCCGCACATGACCTTATGAGTTCCGACGTAAAAGACATCGCCGCGCTTGACATCGGTGCTGATGACCGTGCCGGGCTCGTTGAACTTCGGTGCAGGTGAGATGAGCTTGTGAGTCCGTGCGATTGCCTCCTTGAGCTTGTTGACCCGCTCGTCTCCAGACCGCAGGTTGAGCAGGATAGCGGCCAGCTTCTCCCTGTTGGTATGCGCCATCGCGGAGGTGGGGTCGAACGTGGCCAGCACTTCTTCCTCCTCCTCCTGAGTGAGATGCACGATGAGGACAGGCACCTTCTCCTCTTTCTCGCGGATGGCGAGTTCGACGCGCGCGTGGCCGTCGACGATGTGCTCGGTCACTTCATTGAACATGATGGTGTCCACCCAGCCGACATCGGAGAGCACTCCCTGGAGACCTTCCATCTGCCGCTTGGGGTGAACGCGCCAGTTCTTCGGGTTGGCCTTCAGCTCCTTTGGCGACATTTCTATCAGGCCGACGATACGGTTCTTAAACGCCACTCTACCGCCTCGCTGCTGCAAGCAGGTCTTTCCTGAACTTGTCCTGCAACTGCATGTCCACCCGTTGAGCAATCTCCATCTTGTCAACCGCTTTACGCATCGCCCGAAGCTCCGCGAGCATGTCGTTGAAAACAGCGTCGTTGTTCGCCGAAGGCGAACCGCCGAAAGGGGGGTTTATATACTGGCCGCAGACCTCAAAGTCCGCACCACCGCTCGTGAATGTTGTCGGCTTCAGGCCGAGGCCGCAATCCATCTGCATCGTTGAGCTTCCGTCACCAGTACCAGACGTGGTCGACGTGCCTTTAAGGATAAGTTTCCAGTGACCGCATTGGGGACAAATCATACCTTCAGTCTCTCCCGGTACGCGAACTTGCCGCGCTCCAGTGCTTTCTTCAGTCGCTCGATGTACCCCTTCGCTTCGGGGGTCTCGACTTTCTTCAGGTCTTTTTCGAGCCTGTCGACCAAGACCTGCGGGTCGACGGGCACCCGCTTTTCAATGTCCTCTATCGTCCGTGGCGGCTGCATCCACTCTTTCGAGTCGTGCTTCTCCCGTTTCGTCGGGTCGTCCACCATCATTATCATCAGGAACATTTTCCGTCGAGACCTCTCTTGAGCTCGCGTCTGCGACCTCACTTTCCATCCGCAGTGCGACCGCATCGGCCTTCACATGGGATGGCAATATCTCTTTCAGCTTATCGCTGAACACCAGACTTTCGGGGTCTGGCTTCGCATCGTCCACCGCGGCAATTTCCTGCTCGCGCATGCGATACTGTCCACGACCTGTACCACGGTCACGCGTGGCCGTGACCTTCCAATCGACGGGGATGCTTTCATCGGTCACGTCGATGATGACCGGCTCGGCTTCGCGCTTGAACACCCGCTTCTCCCCGTAAATCATCTTGAAGAGGTTCATCAGCATCTCGATTGCCTTCTGTCGCTCGCCAAGACCCATGTTCTCGGCATCGACCGAGTACTGGTAAATCAGGGTCTTAATCTCCCCTATCATGCCGTCCTCCCCGGTGAGGAACATTTTGATATACCGCCTTCGGAGAGCTTCTCCGCCGAGGTTCACCAGACAGTGCCGCTCCTTCCGAACCTTCGGGGAGATGGCAAGAGGCATCATCGGGCAGTCGAGGAAGATGGGGCACCGCGTGCCACACTTTCGCATCGCACGGATACTCTTAATCAGGGTGTTGTTCCTGTCCATCGGGTCTCCGTGTCGGAGGTTGTGACCTCCCTTGATGCACTCTTCTGGCGAGAAATTGCGGGGGACGATGTTCATTTCAGCCAAGCCTCAGTTCCTTAATAGCTTCCTCCACGGCGGATTTAATAATCTTCTTGAGAGCGGCCTCCTGCTCCGCGCTTCGCGCAGCGAGCGCGGCGGTCTCCTGCCAGAGCTCGGTTCGCGTTTCATGCTTATCGGCTGCAGACGCCTCCAGGGCACGGATTTTGTTCTCCATCGCCCACACACCGTCATTAAGGTGTCCTGACGCCCTACTCGCCGTATACTTCTCGACGAGCGCGATGACCTCATCGTTCATTCTTACTACTCGGGTCGCCGTTTTCATCACTCCTTCACTGTTACGGAATGTAACAGTAACATTCTGTAACGCTTTTCTATAAAAATGTTACGCTTTGTAACAGTTCGGTGAGGTTTTGTAACACTTTGAAACAGTCATAAATGGTCTTGTAACACTTTGTTACGCTCATCTGGTCGTTGTAACACTATGTTACGCTTTTTTGCGGCATCGAAAAAATCAGAGGCGCGTGCGTTCCCCGTTTCAAAATCGGGCGAGAATCTCTCGGCAACATCACCTTTTCCGACACGCACGGTCGTCCGTTCCTTTTCCACTCATTCCCGTTACGCATTGTAACACTCATTTGCCAGATTTTCGTCCGGGCAGCTAGGCAGTGGCGGGACGTCCCGCCTCGGTTGTGAGTCTGTACCGTGCGAGGCACAGCGAACGCGTGCGGGGCACGACGGTGCATGAGGCAGGGGCATAGACGATACACCCTCCAGGCATAGGGCATAGGGTATGGGACAGGACGCGTGCGGGGTCAGGACGCGTGGGGACTGCGACGTGCGGGGGGTATCGTCGGGGCACGACGAGAGATGAGGACGGGTCGCGCGCTGACGGGCACGCGTTCGGGGCATCGGACGCGTGCGTTCGGCGTTCTCGCCGCAGGGAACGACGGGGCATCGACGTGCGGTCAGGACGCGGGTTCGCAGTGCGGCGATGCGAAATCTTTATATCCTCGGACGTCGACCTCCCTGCCATCCCTGAGCGGACGGGCAGACAGACGTCCAGACACAGGGAAGGGGTAAGGACAGGGAGGCACAACGGTACACCTGCCTGATACCGGGTAAGCCCTCGAATGAACTCTACCCTTACCCCGATAGGAGAATAGGCATGAACACAGAAGCATCGGAACAGGTTGTCCTCGCAGCAATGAGGGGATTAGCCGCAGTCTACGGAAAGCATGTGACCACAATCACCGCCTATAAGGAGGCAATGCAGAAGGATGCACCACGAGAGTACGTCCTCGGTACAGGGATAAGCCCCGACGCACCCGTCTCATTCCTCGGCGTAAGCCTACCCGCATCGACGGTACTGACGATGGTACAGACGAACCCGAAGGCAGGGGTCGACGTCGTTAAGGCGAAGATTATCGTCGAGAAAACCACCGACATCGAGGACAAGTACCGCGCTTGCGTAGAGAGCATCGACGCAGCACGCCGGGCGCTCGACAGCGAAGTGGACGCGTTCGCAGGACAGTTCAACGTCGGGAAGCCGAAGGCAATCCGACACGCCGCCGACGGAACTGCGTCGAGCGAACGAATCAAGGCGGACTGGCAGGACGCACAGGTACGCGCGTTCAAGGACGCCGTCGCATGGGAAGCCATCGAGAATGGTGCAGGACGCGAAGGTGAACGCCGCAGCAACGTCGGGAGCGGTCGCAGCGTCGGCCGTGCCAGACGTAATCATCATCTAAATCATTTTTTCGGTGAGGTACACGAGCGGAGACAAGGCGGAGTGAGTTGGTACGGGGGCAGGGACATGGATAGCGATAGCCAAGCACGCGGGAACGAGCGGCAGATTGAGCAGCCACGGCCAGAGACCATGAGCGAGGCGGATGCGACCAATCGCGGGGGCGCGGTTGAGAGCGGGGACGCCTTTCTCTATGCTATGCTGAACCTTAATGGTGCAGATATGGACATGGTTGATGCGATTTTTGGACAGTGAAGTGAGGACTTGAGATGAGGGCTGCAGTGCGAAGGCTGACAGAGGCGGTTCAAGACCGCGGCGGCTCGTTCCTGTCAGAGATGGCAGGAGGACGTGAAAGGCATGAAGGACTTTGAGTCTCTACAGCGGTTATACGCTGAAATGGGCGGGCAGGCGTGCGTCAAATACGCACCGATGCGCCCGCGTGAAAGGTATTTCGGACAAGGCAGGCAGGTCGCTCTCGTCGATGAGTGCGGACGCGTGGTGGCGCTCTGATGCCGTCTATCGAAGAGGTCGTTGAGTTCATCTACGATGTGGCAGACCTTGACGACCTGAAGAAGATAAGCTCCGCGACAAGCGTGAAGTGGAGTCTCATTTCGACCAGGGCGGCTCATTCATTCCGGCCGGGGCAGAGGGTCTCGTTTACCTCTCGGTCTGGTCAGCTGATGAAAGGCCGCGTTGTGGATACCCTGAAGCGTAACGTGCGCGTGAAGGTTGACAACGACGGGCGGACATGGAAGGTCGGAGCCACTCTCCTGACAGCAGAGGCATGATGACTCAAATCGAGAGTCTCGACAACGGTATGCACCGCCTGACCATTACGCTCGGAGATGGTGGTCAGATTATGGCAGACATGACCGAACAGAAGTTGGAGAACCTTGCACGCATGATTCTTTTCCACCTTCAGCCAAAGGCATTACCATATGCGGGGTGAGAGGCATGGACGTGAGAGCGAGAGATGAGGCAGGTATGACCATCTGTCCTTCCTGCCTGCGCCACTATTTCCCTGAGCTGGGTGAAAGGCGCGTACCGAGCGTGAGCATACAGGTTGAGTTCCCGCACGCGAAGGCGTACCAGCGCGAGCAGCTCGTGACAGGTATCTGCAGTGACAAGTGCTGGAGCGACTACCTCGGAATTGGTGAGGACGATGAGTGATAAGGAGCAGAAGCATTGCCCTGACTGTGGGAGACCACTCTCAAGGCTTCTTTTCATGGGTGTTGCGCCTGAAGGCTGGATTTGTGACCATTGTCACCTCTGGTTCAATGACAGTCTTCACCCACTTGCGGTGGTGCTTGGATGAACAGGACGACCTTTCCTATTTTCAAGCGGCGGCACGTCAAGGCTCTCATCTGCACACCTTCAGGCACGTATGATGACCTGATTGAGGCAGGAATGAGCCTTTATCACGGTAATTGTCCGCACGCGTTCGACTCTGACATCGACTGCATGACCTGTGGCAAATGTGTGCCGTGCATTGACATGGTGGAGAGCGGAGCTGATGGCTACTATCCCGTTGCCTTCTTCCCGTACTATCACCTGCCTGACCTGATGCAATGGCTGGAGGCGTCTTGTGAGGTCTGAAGCAGATATTCGCTCGATGATTAAGCAGCTGCTGGCATTGAGAAATGCCTCAATAACTCACTGCACGAAGAGAAGGTATGACGCGAAGATTGATGCCTTATTGTGGGTACTCAGAGAGCTTTTAGAGAGCAAGCATACCACAGGAAGCATTGAGGATGCGTGAGGTGAGACCTTGTCAGCTAAGATATTCATTACGAAATGCCACGAGGTGACGCTCGACATTCTAGCCGATGACGTGACGTGTGCGCGCGAGAGTGCCTTTTTCTTGTGGTCGTGCTGTGAGTGCCACCCTGGCTGCCTTTTCGTGGAGGCATACAAGTCCGAAAGAGGCTTCCCGATGCCGCAGCCACCCAAGACCTGTGCGAGGTTTGGAGAGAGTCACGACGTCGACTGGAAATCGTGCGGGGTAATTCAGGGTATGGATATGACTATCAAGAAGGTCGGGGATGACTGAAAGGTGGCAAATTGCGTAGATATAAATAGAGGTAATTACATACAATATGTGCGGACGGA